GTGACGGATCAGAGAATCAATTCTGCTATTCGTCTTCGTGCGGTCGAAAAAGCTTTTGCAATGCAAGGTGCGCTGAAACCTGACGATGAAATTCGGCGCCCGGTTCAGGAAATCAATATCGTCGTTACCGGCGGAAGTGGGCCAATTATTAACATTCTCCGTCCTTCGGAGTAACTTGAAAGGTCAAAATGCCTATCAGAACGTGGACTTTGTATTACATGATTGGTAGTTCTTCTCCGCAGATCAAGAATTTCGCTCTCGACGGAGATTTGAAACGAGCTATTGTGCGCGCGAAAGTTCATTGCGCGACGCAGGGCTACCAGTTTATTCGAGTTCGTCCTTTGATTTCCGATCTCGATGAAGAAGATGCCGTGAAAGACGCACAGAACGGCGAAATCACGGAATAACTTCATGGATCTTTCGAAGAACGAAATCGAAGAGGTTTTCAAACGTCAGGTTTACCTTTGCTCGGGACTTGGTTTTGAAAGAATGCAAACTATTCTGAAGGATCATTTCGAGCGGCGTCGCCAGGCGGAAGAGTATCTTAACAAACATCAGGAAAAATTACCTTTCAGTGGAAATCAATCTTGATATCTCTTTTCGCAATGATTTTCAGCGAGATTTGTATTATACTACGATACGAAACTCCTGTGGGTCGGGCGGATTTGGCAACGGGAAAACTTACGCGGCGTGTGAAAAAGCTGCGACGTTGCTTTTAACTTTCTCACAGTACCGTTATATCATTGCTCGGCAGCTTCTTGCAAATTTGAAGCGCACAACAATGCAAACAATGTTCAAAGTTTTGCCGAAGGAAGCTATCCTGACGCATAATGAGCAAGACGGAAAGACTACGCTCGTTAATGGGTCGTTGATTTATTGGATGCACCTTGACAAAGTGGATGAGCAAAGTTTGCGTGGAGTTGAGCCGAATTCGATTTTAGTCGATCAGGCGGAAGAGACAGAAGAAGGAATTTATACTGTTTTAGACGCGCGTGTAGGAAGATGGGATCGTGCAGTTGTTCCACAGAAATTTCTTCAAGCCGATCCAAATTGGCCGCGGGATGAATTTGGTCGTCCGCGTGTGCCGAACTACATGCAAATTCTCTGCAATCCTGATTTTGAGTTTCATTGGATATATCGTTACTACCATCCTGATTCTGATGAGCTTCGACCTGAGCATATCATGTTTGAAGCTCCTACGGATGAGCGGTTAAACGATCCGAAAACTTACCAGCAAATGTTGGCTCGCGATCCGGAATGGGTTGCGAAATATGTTACTGGTAAGTGGGGAGCATCTTCAGCAGCAATTCATTTTCTTAGAAAGGAATGTCTTCTTGATTATACCCCTGAGCTTATTGAAACCATTAAGAGGCGTGGAAATCTTTTCCGAGTTCTTGACCATGGTGAATCCGCTCCCACTTGTTGCTTATGGGTCGCCGCTCTCGATGGCGCCTATATATTTTTCAGAGAATACTATCTTGCAAACTCTACCATCTCGAACCACCGCCGAAACATATCGGACTTATCTGAAAATGAGAAGTACTCAGGTTCCTACGCCGATCCATCGATCTTCAAGAAAGAATCGAAGCCAAACGGTGGATATTGGTGTCTGGCGGATGAATACACGACCGGGGCGTTAAAAGCGCCAAAACTTTCCTGGAGCCCAGCGGACAATAACGAGTTCGCTACGCGTAATCGCATCAATGAATTCCTCGCTCCATCTCCTTACGTAAAGCATCCTATTACGGGAATTTCTCCCGCTCCTTCCATTTATTTTGTTAAGCAGTCTACTGATTATCCTTTTGGGATTTCACATGCCTATCGTCAGTTAGCTGCTCAACGAAAAGTTTTGCTGGCAACTGTCAATGGGAAAAATATCTATTCTGATGAGCGAGAGCCTTCCGTAGAAGATCACGGATATGATTGCGTGCGTTATATTGTTGCGATGCATGGGAATCCTCTTGCTGCTCCTCGAATTGCTCCTCCTCGAAATTCATTTGGACATTTCAACCGTCTTCGTAAGAAACAGTTTGCGCTACTCTATCGGAGAAATTAGTAGATGGCCGATCTCGACGCAATTAAAAATCGATGGAGTAACCGCTTTAGACACGCTAATAAGGTGTATAAGGAGTGGGAAAACACCTTTAGCTGTCAGAAGCTTTACCAAGCCTACGAAGGAAAACAGTGGGATAATATCCCTGACCCCAACAATCCTCCTTATACTGTCAATTTAATCTATACGACTATTGAAATCAAGAATGCATTTTTACTTCTTGCCAAGCCGAAGTTTCTTCTCACACCAGTAGCAGCGAATTCTGATTGGGAGCAAGAGTTTGCTTTTCTTGCGACGCAACTGAAGCAGGACATGCTGAATTCGTTGATCTCGAATAATCGGCAGCATTTTAATGAGATTATTTCTCACACTGTTCTTGACTCATATTTTCGTTTTGGTGTAGCTGAAGTTGGGTATGCGGCAGATTGGATGCAGAATCCTTTAGCTCCGCTACCGGAAAAACATCCTGATGAAAATGAGCCTGGCGTCAAAATTACTAAGCAATCTTTCGAAGAGATTCCCGAGAACGAAAAAGTTTATTTTAAGCACATACCTGCCCATCGTTTTCGTGTCGGGGGTTTGGATACAACTTATCTTCATCGGTGCAATTGGTATGGCTATTATGAGTATCATTACCGAGATGATCTTGAATCTATTAAAGGTATTAAATTTCCGGACGCTGCTGACACTGTTAGCGTTTCAGTCGATCCGGAAGATGTTGACGATCAGTTAGATGATGCAGTGAAGCAGGATTATGCTGCGGATATGCTGAAAATTTGGCATATTTGGGACGTTCGTGCAAAACAACGTCGGATTCTGCTGGATACCGGAGAGGAACTCTGGTCAAAAGATTTTTATCGTTCGAATGTTTTTGATCTTCGTTGGACGCCGCGGAAGCAGGGGTTCTATCCAATTCCTCCCGTGTCCCAATGGATTTCACCTCAGCGGGAATACAACGAGTCCCGTGAACAGCTTCGAAATTTCAGGCGTCGATTTACCCGTAAATACCAGGTAACTGGGGATATCGAAGAAGAAGAGTTGAACAAGCTTCTTTCGGGTGAAGACGGTGCATGTATTCGTGTTGATCGTGAGAATGCAGTATCTCCGATTGACAATCCAGAAATAGGCGCGGCAGTTCCGAATTCTCTTTCGGTTTCTAAGGATGAGTTCGATACTGTTGCGGGAACTTCTTCGGCACAGCGATTAGTTGCCGACCGTCAAACAGCAACTCAAGCAGAAATCATCAACGAGAAAGCAACTGTTCGTGAATCTGCTGAAGATACGAAGCTAAACCGCTTTATCGAAGCAATGGGGCGTGAAGCGATTTTGACGGTGCAGGAACGATTTACTGAAGGTTTTTGGATTCAACAGACTGCGGATATTGCGCCGCCCAATCAGATTTTCTCAGAAGTTCAAGCGATGTCGGAAGTCTATCGTTATGTAAGCGCCGAAGAAATCTCGGTGATTATGAACTATGACTTCAAAGTAGATGTCGATGTTGTTTCCATGTCTTCAGCACGAAATAATGAAGAGAAGCAGAAGATGGCTGAATTCTTCGCTTTCGTGCATAACTATCCTGAAGTAGCTCTTTCTGCTCCTCTGATTCGCGAAGTTGCCTATCGTTGTGGATATCGAAATGAGAAGATCATTCGAGAAATGCAACAGATGGCAACTCTTGCAATGCTTGGTCAAATGAATCAGCAGGCGGGACAAGTTGCACAAAACGAAGTTCAGGAACAAACTCCGCCAATGCTTGAGAATACGAGGCAACAATTCAATGCTACTACTTAAATCTTCCGCTATTCCTTTTCTTCTGAAGCCTGAAACTGTTTTGATGATTCAGGTGGTCCATTCTGTATATGATAAGTACGGGAAGGATTGTACTATTACTTCGATGAACGATGGTGTTCATTCGAAATCCTCGCTGCATTATCACGGTGGCGCGGCTGATTTTCGGATCAAGAATATTCTTCGTCCTGGAGGGCGTGAAGATGATCCGCTCTCGTGGGATTGGACGATGATTAACAAGATTTTTCGTGAGTGCAAGGCTGCACTTCCTCTTCCATTTCAGTTGATTCTTGAAAAAGATCACATCCATGGGGAAGTGGATTGGAAGAATTTTCCCCGACAAGGAGGAATGCTAAATGGCTGACTCGATGGCTAAGAAACTCGCTTCTGTGATGAAGAAAGCGAAAAGCAAGAAGTCGAAGAAATCTCGGTATTAAAATCTTTTTTCTGGAGACTGACAATGCGTAAATTTTGGTGGATGCAAGGTCCACTTCATGAAGAAGCTGGCGAAGGCGACGGTAGCGGCGGTGGCGATTCTGATGGTGAGAAAAAGGGCAGAAAGGAAGCCACTGAAACTGACGACGATTCGTCTAATGAAGATGGTGAGAAAAAGGGAGAAAAAACGCCTTCGGAAGAAGACAAGCGCAAAAAGCAACGCGCTGATCGGGCTTTAGCTCTCCTGGATTCTTTGGAAGACCCCGAACGTTCCGAAAGGGCGTTTACGGCGATTGCAAGTGCTCTCGGCCTGAAAGTCGAGAAGACTGCCGGTGAAATGGACAAGAAAGAGAAAATCTCTCTTGCCAAACGGATTGTGGCGAAGGTCGGAAAAGATTATGAATGGCTCGCCAATCCTCTCGCCGAAGCGATGGAAGATTACGTCAATGAGCTAAAAGGAGACTTCGACAAGCGATTGGAAGACATGAAGATCGCGGATATTGAAAAATCTTCCAACGATGCGCTCTCAAAGGCAAGGAGTGAATTCAAGGACTGGAAGCTCTTTGCTGGCAGAATCGAAGAGTTGATGGATGAAATTACTCCGTCCCCGAAACTGTCCACCTACGAATTTCTTACGCGTCTGTACCATATGGCGCGCGCGGAAAAAGGAATCTCTTCAAAGACTCCTGGCCGTGAAGAACGACTTCGGCAGAATCGCTCTGATGTGGGAGAAAGACTCTCCTCATCCTCTGGTGGGAATCGTGAAAAGCCACCCGGAAAAAGGCCAAAAAACCTGGACGATGCGATTGAACTTGCGTCGCGACAGGTCGAAAAAGATTTGTCCTTAGAGGACGATGAATAGCCGATTATGTCAATCCAATTCGGCGCTAACACGGCGCCTTCTGTAATCACAAAGTATTTGGATTCGCTGTTTTCACAGTCGTATGCCAACTACTCGAAAAACATCGCCGATTCGATCGGCACTTCCAACGCTTTCTTTCACAAGATTCGTGAGGGCGAACTTTACGAAGGCGAAGAAGGCGGAACGGATATTCGGCTGCCAACGTTGTACGAATTGGCGACGATGGAATCCTACGCGGATTACGACGAATTCGGAACGCAGCCCGTTGACGGTGTTACCCAGTCGGTTTGGGAATGGCGTCAGCTTGCGTGTCCGATTGCGTATTCCATGGCCGAAGTTCTGAAAAATCGAAACGGGCTGAAGAATATGGTGAAAACCAGAATTCAGCAGTCCGAATTGGGAATTCAGGAAGGTTGGGCCAACGCGTTTTTCCAGGGAAATGGTGACGGCGCGCTTTCTACGCCGAAAACAAATCCTGGAAATTCTTCGCTTTCGTTCGAACCGCTTCCGAAGTTGGTTGCGTATGATCCGACGGCTTCGGTCGAAATCGGAAACATCAACCAGAACACTTCGACGTGGTGGCGGAATAAAACGAAGGAATCCGCCGCAACAACGCTCACCGGTTTCATCCAGGAAGTCAACAACATGTACAACACATGTTCGTTGGGAACTGGCGGCGCCCCGGATTTGATCGTTTGTGACCAGATCACTTACGAACTTTTCACGGCGGCGTATTACCTGAAGTATCACAACCAAACTTCGCAGCCGAACAATTTCCCCTTCGAGGCGACGCGCTTCAAGAAAGCAATCGTCACGATGGACGAGAAAATTCCGGACGTTTTCACCAACGTCACTTCGGCGGCAACTTTCGGCACGATGTATTTTCTCAATTCGAAATTCTTCCGCGTGAAATACATGAAGGGTCGCGATTTCGAACTTCTGAAAGACGACAACGGGAAGTCGTTCCAGAAGCCGCTGAATGGCGATTCTCGTGTCGGTCACGTCGCCTGGATGGGTCAGTGTTGCATTTCCGCGCGCCGGAAACATGGCGTGATCGGGAAAATCGCTCGCACTCTCACCGCTACCTAAGAAATATCGATAGCGGGAAAGGAAAAACATGAGGTTACGCCACGTAGGAAACAAAAATGACATTGCAGCCGTGAATGTCATTAACGCGGATGCTAACACGATTCCGTTTGGGTCGCCGGTATTTTTCGATTTCAACGGAACTCGTGATGGTCGCGCGGTAGTGGATGCAAATTCTGCTGCCGCTGCAAAGCAAGGGTTATTTGCAGGAATTTTGCTGCAAACTCTTGCGACGGGCCAAGCTGGCGAAGCAATTGTTTTCGGTATGTTCGAAAAGGTTCGTGTCATTCGTGCCACGCGCGCTGCAACTACCGATTCTTTCGCTTCCCAATCCGCAATTGCAGTCGGCGATGTCATGGGTTTCGTTTCTGGCTCTGCCATTAACGGAATGTCTCGTGCCGCTGCTGCTGCTTCGACAAACACTCCGAATTTTGTAATCGCTGGAGAAGTTGCCGCATCTCTCGCATCTTCTGCCGCTTCGGATGTCACCGGTTCGTTGTCTTCGCTCACGATGAATTCACTGTACTTGAAGTGCTTCATCCGAGCGATGTAGAAAAACTGTTCTCCCTGTGTTTTTTGGGGCTGGGTTTCCCGACCTGGCCCCGATTTTCTAAACTTTATGAAAAAACTTCCAAAGGTAGTTATGGGCGTAAATACACTATCAAGTGTTGATCGCGCCACTTATTTCTCTCACCTGTGCATGATCGCGCATACACGTAGTAAGTATACGAAAAAGAAAATGCACATGGTCCTGATGAATCCATATCGTATGTCGATTGATCAGATGCGTAACTGGGCGGCGGAAATTGCGCTGAATTACGAAGCCGATTA